TTGTGCAGCCATTATAATACCTCCTATTTCCAGATGGCATGGGCTTCAGGCATTTGCCATTCCATACCAGCTTCAGTTTGAATTAAGTCAACCCTACGATCAACACCACTATTTTCAAGCGTTTGAACACCAACATAAATCGCAGTATCACGATTTATTCCGTTACCAACGAGAGGTCGGTATTTACAGTATTTCATGTTGACACCAAGCATCTTTATTTGCGTTCCGTCTAAGTGAACATTACGAGACACATTCATAACACCATAAGGAGTATAAATCTGTGTAATATCTACACCAAAGACGTTCTTTTTGCCACCAATTTCAAAATTAGATACGCCTGCAAAATGATTCGCAGAACCAGCATCTGTTTTCTTAACATTAGCAGTAAAATATCCACTTAGTTTATGCAACCAATTATATACATCGGTTGGTACCATAAACAATGTCGCGTTTGCATTATTATGTCTTGGGTCTAAGAACTGTGACATATCATCAAGAAAATCATCTTGAGCTTTTGAGCCAGTACCACCCATACCAGAACCAGAGAAAATATTCCCATAATTGAGAATAAAATCAGAAGCTCCTTGAGTGTACTGTACATCGTCAACAGATGCTTGAGAACCAAACAGTAGTGAAGTTTCAATATCCCACTTGTGTTCAATCAACTTTTCACGCCAGATTCGAGCAAACTCATTTGGTTCATACTTTAGAACGGTAGCACGTGTAGTGTTATCCATTGCCAACGCAGTTTTCCAAATTTGAGTTAGTCCAAAACCAGTTGAGAAAGGTTGATCTTTCCAAGTCTCTGGGTAGCCTGTACCTTGACCGTGAGCATTACCTACAACATACGACCTAGCTTTTTCAAGTACATTAGCTATGTTAGCACTGTAAACAGTACCAAGTGGGTCATCCCCACAATAACTTGCTAAATACTTAATAGTAGTCGCACTTGTAGCTTTAACAATCGTTCCAGTAACTGGAGTCCAGTATGCTGTTCTTGCTCCATCGTCTTCTGCAGCTCCATCCGATAAATCGTGGAAAGTTACAGAACCACTTTCATTAGCATGAACAGTATCAACACGAACAAGGATGTAATCATCTACATCATTAGACGTAACTGCTGCTCCAGTTGACATTCCACCAGCATCGGTATTACTCAAGTTGACCTTTAAAATTTGGTCTTCTATGAAAAATCCCGGCTGGGTTCCTGACTGTCCAACAAGTACGTCATTGGCTGAATTGCCAATAGCGCTCCCAAGATTACCACTAGATTTATAATCAGTAGCCATCAGGAGTTTTACTTGTTGACCTGTGGAAGTAGATAAAGATGCATTACCAGTAGTTTTCAATTCAGCTTCAGTAAAAACATTGGAGCCAGAATCATAGCCAATTACATATGCATAACGCTTATGATAAGAAGGTCTACGTTCTGTGAATTTGAACTCTGGGTCATCGGTAGGCTTTTTGGCAACTTTAGATACAAATCGGAAGAAAGGGTCTTGAGCAATGTTTAGCTCAGAAACTCTATCTCCAAAATTGTATTTTCGTCTAAGGTCACCTGTGTCTTTTGAAGTACCATCAGACCACGTTGCTACATCTGAATAAGTACTTGCACCAAATACATCAGCCATTTTATCACCTTTTTAGTTAATTGTTAAAAACTTAAAGTATTATTAAATACTAAAAGCTTTTTCTAATTCACCGTCAGAACCTAAGATGGCTTCAAATACTCTGTCGTCAGTTGATTTCTCGACCTGTGCTCCGCCAGTAGTAGCAAGAGAACCAGGAATTTCTTGAACCTCACGCATTTTATCGTGTATTTCCTGTCTTGTACTGTTAGCTATTTTCTCATCACGATTACCGCGATTCATTAGATAATAAATATCTTCAAGCTCTAGTGACTTGGATTTTGCGAAATCTACAAAAGTAGACCACTCTTCGTCAGACATCTCATGTGTCTGTCTAAAACTGGTTTCCTTTGCTAATCTATGATTCTCAGTCCTTTGTCCTGCAAGCTCTTTTCCAAGCCTACGTTGGACAATACCATCAATCGTAGCTCCAAGCACTTTTGCCGAATCCGAATCTGGAGTCGAAAAAGCGTCATCAGCGTCAAACACGAAATCCTCTGGAAGTTTGAGTCTTTCAGCCATATTTTGAGGTGTCTGACCACCACCCTCAAAATAATTACGAACATGTGTAATTAAATTGGGGTCGTCTCGCATAGCGTCAATGATTGGCATATAAGGTTGCAGCTCTTGAAGCTGGCCGTTTAACCTTTTTGCCTCTCTACTTGAATCACTATACCTCTTTTTAATAGTCTCCACATCACTGTTAGAGACTTCCAATTGAACTTCACTTGGGCTCGATAGTGTATTATCACTACTTATATTCGAGGTTGATGGCGAAGGTTCGTCTATAATACCAGAATTGACACTATCGTCCAGCGCAGCAAAAAAGTCGTCAGACACGTTGTCAAGTTCAGTTTGTGAGTTATTACGTTCGGGGGCCATATCAGCGTTACCTACTTGTTCCTGACTCATAATTGTTTCCTTTCATTTTAATTAAGTTATCACGAAAAATAATATAAACAAAATATTATTTTGCGGGTGGCTCTTGTCCAAGGTTCTCCCTCATCTCATTCTTTATCTTCTCAAATTCAGATTTAAGAATACCTCTGAAAAGTTTTTGCTGGGCTTCTGTTTCAAGAACATCTTTTCGTATCTCGTTGCCAGCCTCTCCTACCTTCATTCTAATTCCAGCTTGCACAAGTTGGCGTTCTAATGTTTCAATAGTCCCTTCTTTATCTTTTAATGCTTCCTGCATTGATGAAACCTGTCCTTGTAATTGCGAATACATTGACTTTCTTTCAATAACTGACTTTTTATTTCTAATGTCAGTTTCTGCTATCATAGCTATATCATCAATCAACCCAGCTTGGAACCACCTAAAGTATTCTTCTAGTAATGCCCACCTATTAATAGGCATTGTAGCTCCAGATACAATTCTTACATCAAATCTTGCAGCTGCATAGTCTCTATATTTACCTATTGCTTCACCATAATCATTATATACTGGTATATTAATCTTTACTTCTTTCTCTTCTTGTGGTGATTGACCTGCTTCTGGTTGTACAATTCTAAACACCTTTTCTACTGAATAATGTTTTTGAGCTACTTGTTGAAATACTCTCCCCAACTGTTCTAAACAAGGCTCCACTATACTGCCCATCCAAGCCTTTAGCCTTCTTGTACCGAACTCATCATTCGCAAGTAACCCTCTATACGTCTCTGGTTGGTCTTTAGTAAACCCCATCATAGCTGATGGCACACCACTTATATACTCAGAATCAGCCTTACCTTCTTGTGTAATTGTATAAAATGCATTGTTTATAGGAGCTGGTAATATAGGAGTTGGAGGATTAAATCCCTGTCTATACTTTAATAAAGCACCAGGAGAAGACGAATACTGCTCCCACTCTTCCTCAGGAACAGAACCTTCCTCATACATCCATCTTAAATTAGATGCTAAGTTGGCATTGTGTAACATAATTTGATGAGCCTTATTAATCTCCTGCTGTTTACCAATAAGAGGTACGACCGCACTCATTGGATATGGTGTTCCACTATACATGTATGGTATTGGAACTATAGGATACTCATAAATTGGTAAAGTATATTCATACAAAAATACATCGTCACCAACTGTACAAGTTAATATAACCCTATTCTCATAAAATTTTATTGCATCAATAATATTCTTTTGAATATTTTCGTCTGAAGCAATTATCTGATAATCTTTCTCAGTCATTATCTGTTGTGTCGTAGTGCTGGCTTCTTCCGCTGCTTGAGCCATCATTTCCATCTCATACTCTTCCATAACTTGAGTAGCTTTCTTAGCAGCTTTCTCCATCTCTAATTTTGCCCTAGATGGTATCATCTGTCCAGACTCTGCGGCTTGCTGTATTTTAAGTTTAGTTTCTTGTAGACCAACTTGTATCTCTTTGCGAAATTCTTCAATACTATCACGTACTTCTGACTTTATTAGAGCAATTTCAGCTGGAGTTGGTCTCACTATCATAAATACATTTCTATATGCAAACTTCTTTTTAGAATATGTCTCATAATATGGAATAATGTCTTCGTCTTCAGCGTCCAAACTAACACCCATTGTAATATCTTCTGGTTGGGTGCTGAAAGATTCATTTGTGTCTCTTTGAGAATATGACACAACCTCTGTACTTCTAGCTACCTTCTTTATCTTTGATTCATGATCAGGAAGCATGTTTATTAAACTTGACCTTGAAAGATTCTTTTTTATAGTTATAAATGTAGCATCCCTAAATAAGAAGTCCCTACTTGCAGGGTCTACATATACATCATAAGGCTCAATCCTACTGAACATTACATCGCCCATTCCACGATCAGCATCTCTATCTACATCTACAAGAAAGTAACCGATACCTTTTGTAAGTGCATCAAGAGCAACCTGACTATATAAGGACTTTCCATTAGATAAATACCAGCAATAATCTGCAATCTCAGAATGAACCTGAGCTGTATCTACATCATCGCCAGTAGACCCTACTGCCTTCCATCTTGGATTATTTGCAGTAACAAAATATTTCATTATTTCAATAATAGGAGTAACCCTATTAATTGTAAATGTTGGCATACCAGCTTCTTCTAAGGCGTCCACTTCATTTTTAGATAACTGCTCATTCAAATAAAAATCAAAGCCTTTTTGGCTAAGAGTTTGCCACCTCTGCCTGTGACTATTGTTAGCCTTTTCCCAAAGCTGTTTGTTTATTTGTGCTTTTTTCTTGTGGCTATTTCTTGGCACTATAACCCCATCCTTCCTTCAACTTTACTTACTCTTAAATCAAGAGAATTAACATCTTCAAAAAAATCAATAGATTCATGTGAATCAATTTCTAATAACCTTAATCTATTATCTATGGATTCTAAGACCTCAAATATGTGAGATACTGCATCCTCAACTTTAGTCGACTTCTTAGATTCCTTTTTCTTTTCATTCATTTTATTTTCCTTTATCGTAATTCCACATGAACTAAATCATCAAAGTTATTATCAGCAATCTCGCCATCAGAGTCCCAGTCTCCACCCCAACGGACTTTTATTCCAATTTGGTGACCTATACCTCTCAACATTCCCCCCATATAATGAAATCGATCCCTATCCTCCCAATTAATTGGATAAGGAGCAAGATCAACAGCTTTTCCTTCAATGTGTTTAGAAAACCTTGTTTTAGATTTTCCTTCTTTTAATAGAGTCTCCTGACGTTCCTTGCTCCTCAATCCCTCAATAATGGAAACATCCATTATCTTTATTAGTTCATTAAGAACTTTAACAAGATTGGAATCAACGCCTACCAGTCGAGACTTTGAACGCTTACCAAATTTCGGCATAATTTTCCCTTAATCTACCTCTTCCTCCTTTCGTATATATCTTTTTGACGTTGCGTATATTTTTTCCCTGGCGATAGTCCTGGAATAGCAACCAATTCTTCCTTTTTAGTCTTTTTCTTTTTTCGTTTCTTCTTAGATACGGGTGCTTTTTCATTACCGAGGGTTTTAAGCTTCTTCTTTAGATTTGGAACTAGAGTCCCTTCCTTTGGAGCGTTTTTCTTCTGTTTAGGAGGTTCTGCTACCTTTTTTTTATCCGATGCTCTTGCGCAACTGTAAGAACGACCATCCCAAGAAAAAGAATCGCCAGCTCCTTTGCCCTTGCAATTTTTTGCGAAAGCTGATTTAAACGATTCGGCTTTCTTGGATTTCTTTGCGTACTTCGGAAATGCTCCGCTCTTCTTCGTTACTTCGACTCCTTTTAAATCCTTTTTCGAGATTTTACCAGATTGTCTAGCCGTTGATGGACTTATCTTGACTCCCGTTTTCTTTTCCACAGCTGACGATGATTTACGGGCTTGTTTCCTTGCACGACCTCTTTTAGTAAGGGCTTCACCAAGAATCCATTTGTTCTGAGACGCTCTTTTTTCTCTGCGTTTTGATAGTTTACTCATTATCTTTCCTTCTTTTGTCCACTTTGTTAATCTCCTATGATATTATGCGACTATCCAACTTTTGGCTTTTCGCCTCTTTGCTTTGACCCACTCACTTTTATCTGCATTTTTAACAAAATTTGGTGGAAATGAGTGCAAACATGCGTAATAAAGTGTTTCAATAGTATCATCATGAGCCATTCTTGGTCCAAATGTAACAACTTCGTGCTCTAAATCAAAATGGTTTTTACGAATATGTACCGTTCCCATGCTAAAACGTCCTGATAAACCAGAATATATGCGATTTCTCTTATTAGTTCCACCAGGTTTTTGAGGTATTACTGATACATCAAACTTATTTAGCCTTCTTCTTTCGTCGTTAAGTGCTTGAAATATACTTCTATTCATAGCTACGTCTTCTACTGTAGCGCTCATGCAGTGATATTTATTATACAACTCTATGATATAATCTACAACACCCTTCTTGCCAATGATTTCCCCATCAATCCCCTTGGAACCTATCGTTGGAATAGACCTATGTCTTTCATATTCTATGATATAGCAGTTATTATCAGAGTCAACAGCAACAACCATAATAACACTAAAGTCAGAATACTTTGTATCTATATCAGTAGCAGGATCACAACCAATGAATGTATTTACTGGTCTCTTTTCTCCATCAATAGCAAGATAATTAATACCATCTTCGTGAGAATAATATCCATCCCAATACTTAATATGGTCCCTACGCCATACAGAGTCTTCTTCACTCTGCACCTCCATCATGTACTCTTGGTAGAACTTCTGAGACTGCCCTGAGTCTCTATAAAACCTTTTCTTCTCTTCAAGTTTCTTTTTATCAAAGAAAGACGGCCATAATACTTCACCACCGTCTTTTATCGCTTTATATGTAATAACGTCCCAAGCAAATTCTTTGTTTTCGTCCATAGCTTTAGCATGCGATGTAAGAAGATTATTAATAAAGCTATCATAGTGAACAGGAGTACCGTTAACCCGTAACCTACCAGTATGAGGCTCAAGAGCAGGGTAGACAACAG